ACAGCCCAAGCACATTTCTTGTACCACCATAAGCACATGACGGTACAACAGAAAGTCAATTACTTCAAAGCCTCAATCACACATGACAGAAATACCGTCCAATCAGTACAACACATACTACACAGTCGTAGTTCCAAGTGGTTCGACTACAACTATAACTATGTCCGGCGACTCCGTAATTCGCTCAACTTTCACAAAAATGCACTCAAGTGGGACAGGCAACTATACCGCTACTATGCAGCTAAATTGCCACGACCCATACCTGGATCATCGACTGGCGCAATTTGCTATGTCTTTGGGCCTTATTGTAATGAGGCTCTCTCTGTATCTCAGTGTGAAAGTGGTCATTCCACTAAAGCGTCGAACGGTCAGTATCAAGGACTCTTTCAAATGGGTTCTAATGAACGTGCGACGTACGGTAACTCATCTACTGCATATGGGCAGGCAAAAGCCGCCTACAGATACTTTCGAGCGACCGGAAGCGATTGGTCGCCTTGGTCGTGCAAACCGTGAAAAATAATTAGGGGAGGAGAAATGCCGAAAAAGCATAAGCCTAGTCCACTTCCACCTATCAATCCCAATCCAGTAGCAGCAGGTATGAAGGCTGTGTTGTCTGCTGATGGTTCCAACATCGTTGTTGATGTTACGGGTTTTGATCCATCTGAGCAGATCCACTTTCAGATTGACGCAACACCTAGTGGTGATGGAACAGGTCATGCTGTAGGTGCATACACAAACACTGATGCAAGCGGAAACAGGACAATCAAGATTGCGTATTCAACGATCGTTCCTGATCCTCCCTATGAAGTAACTGCAAGAGTTTGGGACAATCAGAACAACTCAGTAGACGCTGATCCACTAGCTTTCAACGGGTAACAGGGCATACCAGGGAAACGGAGCATCAAATGAGTGCATCCGAAGAGCTACATGACTTCCTAGAAACAGATGCACCTGGCTTACAAAGTCAGTACTCTCGTGACACTGTTCTCAGAGCCGCGGAAAAAATGTTTACTGCCGTGGGTAAACCGTGTCCTGTCAATATCATCAAAATGCGAGGTAAAACATACATCATTCGTAGGGAAGCAATGCCTAAGTAAATGCTCGTAATGCGCCCAAACTCGGACATAACGACAGGAGAGGAACTATGTCCGTCCTGCGGAAAATGGGCACTTATGCACGAAGTGACAGGGTGGTGCTTTGAATGTAGTGGGATAGCACCACCCTGTTACTGTGAAAGGTGTGGTAAACGTACCATCAACAGATATTGCAATAGTTGTCGTTACATGCTCTGGCTCGAACGGAATGCAGACGAGATAGAAAGAGTTATGTGTTCCGTTGGAATCAGCGCAGGTAGAGCAAAACTAATAGTACGTGCTGAAAATCGACCAAAGTGTTTATGTTGTAGAAGGCCAATAAAAGGAGGTGAAAGGGGTAAGAATTATTTTTGCAGAAAAACGCCGGCATGTAAAACAGGGCATAACAGTTATCATTACCACAGGACGACTAGACGCCGTTCTAGGGATGAGGCGTTACGTCTTGCTCTAATCGCCGCCGTCGAAGCAAAACTTGTTGCCAGTGTTTCTGTTGTCTAATTAAGGGATAAAGTCATGGCACGGAATTTATCGCCTGAAGAATACAGGCGTCTTATGGGCATCCCTGAGCCTAAGCTAGTTACCGGCAATGGTACAGAACCGCCTGTGGAAGAAGTTGAAACAGAATTTACGGGCTACACTCGTAAGTTCATCAAGGAGCCTTGGCAAGTTGTAGACATCTTCCACCTCTTGCAATACGAAGGCAAGGGTACTGCAAACTGGTCAGAGATGGGTGCCTATAAGACCAGTACAGGTTTGTGGTACATAGATCGTAAACTGCGTGAAGTACCGGGCCTAACTAAGCCGGCAATTTTGATTGTAAGTTCCAAGAGCGGTAAGGGCACCTTCTTGGAAGCAATCCCAGAGATTCTCCCTGAATACACCCTTCTGTCCATTGAGACACAGGGTCTTTCTTTGTATTTGAATGGGCAGATGCTCAAGATCAAAGGTCTTAAGTATATGCCGGAAGAGTTTGACTTCCCCTGTATCTGTCTTGCACACTACGATATTTTCTCACGTAGTAATCGGGGCAAGTATGAGACAGACAATGAGGGTAGACCGATCATCATGCCTGATGGTAAAGTGTTCGAGAAGCCGTGGACTCAGGCAGATCACATCATAAACCGTGAATGGGATTTCATGTGGTGTGATGAATTCCATCGAATGAAAGATCGTGATGCTCGTTGGACTGTCAATCTAAAGAAGATCAAGACTCGTGTTGGGCGTCACGGCTCCACAGGGACAGGATTCATTAATAGGCCAGATGAGATTTGGTCACTTCTCAACTGGCTAGACCGAGCTAAGTATGGCTCTTACTGGAAGTTTAGGGAAGAGTTCTGTGAAGTAGATGAATGGTCTGGCTACGGTAAAGTGATCGGTTGTAGGCCGGAGAAGAAAGACGAGTTTCGTGCTCTCGTTCGTAGCATCGGTGTGCGTCGGACACTCGATAATGTCCATCCGACAATTAAGGCACCGATCTTCAAACCGCATCTTGTTGATCTAAATCCGATTCAACGCAAGATGTACGATGCGATCAAGATGGAACTACAGGCTCTAGACCAAGCCGGCGTTCCTTTGTTTGCTGCTAACGTTCTGAGTCTCTTGATTCGTTTGAGGCAAATCTGTGTTGGCACTCCAAAGGTCATTGCTGATTACTACGACGAGATTCAAGATCGTCGTGTTCAAAAGATTCAACTCATTGAGCCTTCGAGTAAGATTGATGCAGTTATGGAAATTCTCGAGGGTTTGCAGTGGGATGAAGATGCTAAAGAACCGCTCGTTGTGTTCTCTTGCTTCAAAGATCCACTTGACTTGCTTAAGGCTCGACTCGATAAACACAACAGTTATGCGACTGATATGGGTTTGCCAGATGACATGATGTACAAGTATATTCATCTAGACGTGGGAGATAAGGATGAAGTCAGATATCGCAAGTGGCACGACGACTTCCCAACAATGCAGTATCGAGTGTTTATGTCCACATTGCAACTCGGTGGTGAGTCTATCAATCTTACTCCTGCAAGGCATCTCGTGTTCCTTGACCGTAGCTGGAGTCCCAAAGACAATAGCCAAGGAATCGGTCGTATCCGCAGACCTGGACAAAAAGGCGAGCCGGTAATTATTCACATCAACGCTCGTAACACAACAGATCAATACATCGAGCGTGTGAATCAAGTGAAACACGGGTGGTTCCAAGATATCTTCGGAGCTGAGAAATGAACGAAGAACACTACATGACAATTCCAGTTTCAGAGTTTGAATCACTAAATGAACAAATACGTACTAAAGATGAGCAGTTACGGGAACTACAGGAGATCGCGCATCAAATCGTCGGCTACTCGCGAACCGTACAAGCCGAAGGTCAGCCGACGTTGCGAAAGATCGCACAGAACGCCGACATTGCTCTCTCCCGTAGCAAAGGAAGTGAATGATATGAGTGAGACATTGTGGATATCACCATCAGGTATGATGCACAAATCGAATGATTTTTCCTACCTAACCAAATGCAATCGCACGATAAATCCGCTATCTCTTAGAAATATGCGTCTAAAAAGATCAAACGGATGGAGACGAGCGTTGGTTGGACAAGAATTAGACGTTTCGATCCCAAAATGTTCACAGTGTGACAAGAAGTAGTAACTCAACTACCGATCCTCTTGTTGTTGCTACACCTGAATTGGCTGTCGTGTTACAACGTTGGGTGGACGAATTTCGTGTAGATCATCCAGTCAATGTTGCCGGCAATCGTGGTTCAACTAATGATGTGTTTGGTGAACACTCATGGTTCTCTGATTACAGACAAGATAGCATTTCAGAGAACATAGTGCAACAAGGTGCAATGACACTCCTTGCGGAACATCTCCACAGGGACACGAGAGTGTTCACTCGTATACTTAACCTCGAAACCGCGTTTACGTCGCTTGAGCTTGCCGACGACATACTCGCTTTTATTGAGCGTCCCGATGCTACACATAATGGCGAAATTCATGTAGTGCCTAATCCCTACTGGAATCAAGAGCGTTGGATAGATTGGTACTTGGAAGAAAGAAGAGGGTGTTAACCTTTTACTTAAGTAAGCGGATTAAATCCGTCCTTGACTTTACGACCGATTTGTGCTATAGTGGTCGTTCCTCCAAACCGCGTTATGGAGGTAGGATTTGACAAATGTAGATTTCTCTCATATGGCGGTTGTAGCACCGTCGATTCCTAGTAAGTATGACATAATTCCTATCCATAGTAGCGATAGAGCAGCTTTCAAGTTCTGTCGTAGACAATGGAAATGGTCTAGTCCTGCATACTTGAATCTTATCCCAATTGCCAGTGTTTTCGGTGTTCGTGAGAATCTTTGGTTTGGTGGTGGGATTCATAAAGCACTTGAAGCCTATTACCACCCAGGACTGAAAGAGCATCCCGCTGTGGCGTTTGCGTCTTGGTTTGACCTTCAATGGCGTGGTGGGTTTATCACCGATGATGAAGTAAAAGAATATGCAGACCGTAATCCGCAACGTGTGCTAACTGTCGCTAACGTTGATAGATGGAAGGTAGACGGTCTAGCTGACATACTTGACGACCCCGATGCAGAAGAAAAGTACATGGCCTACCGTGAGCTTGGTATCGGGATGATGAATTACTACGTTGAGTATGCAGAAGAGCATGACAACTTCTCAGTCATCAGTACAGAGCACGAATTTAGTGTGCCTGTCCTCGCACCTGATGGTTCACCTTTGTATATGGAAGATAAGCGTGTAATGCCAATTGATTGGGAGCCTGATTTTGATAAAGGTAATGAGTTTGGGCCACTGATGTTCAAGGGTATTAAAGCTCGTACATATGAGAAACAAGTTCACGTTCGTGGTCGAATGGATGTAATCGTGCAAGATCAGGAGAGTGGGCGTTATGGAATCAGAGACTACAAAACTGCCAGTCGTGTCGATGACGATTACTTCCGTCACCTTGAACTTGACGAGCAATGTACTAGCTATCTCACTTACGGTCAACTTGAAGCCAGACTCCACAATCTTGAGTACCGACAACTTGAGTATATTGATTATGTTGCACTTCTCAAAGCATACCCCCGTCCACCTACCTTCACTAGTAGAGGTTTACCGAGTCTAGACCGTCAGAAAGAGTCTACGACGGCTGAAATGTTTGCTCAGGCTATCAAAGATAATGGCCTAACTGCTCTATACAATGCAGACAAGCGAATGCAGGATTATTACACCTGGCTGCTTAGTGTGGAAGGCAAGCGTTTCATCCAAATCACAACCACCTGGCGTAACAGTACACAACGTAAGAACGCTCAGTTGCGGTTGTACTATGAAACACTGGATATGCTCAATGATCCAGTTGCATATCCTAACCCAACTAAAAACTATTCTTGTCTCAACTGTATATTCCGCGTACCGTGTCTCGCGTGTGAGGACGGTTCAGACTACCAGGCAATACTAGAGGACGGTTACATGCCAAATTGGGATCGTTAAGACAATGCATTTGTTTAGGGAACCGCCCAGAGATATCAAAGACGACCCCGATTACTACTACATGGTTGGGCAGCTTACGGGGGTAACGTTGATGATGAGCCGTTACATGGCTCTGCACAGTGACGAAAAAGGTAAAGGTATGGCTGCTCAGGCAGATAAAGTGCTTAACTTCTTTCTCGAAAAAGGTCAGAGAGATGATCTTGGTGGATGGGATCACACAAAGTGATTTGGTTTCTTATTGGTATTGCGTGTCTTGTTCTTGGATTGTTCCTTATAATCTACCTAGCCGTGAAAGGACATGAATAATGGAATTGCTACAAGCCTTGTGGTTTTTGTTTCTTGCAGCAATCACGTTCTTTGTTCTGATTTACATAATTGCATGGTTGTTCCTATGAGTGTACTTACACCTGAACAGGTACAAAGCTTGCTCAATCAAGACAAAGTACCTACACAACACACCATTCAAGTTGGCCCGGTTAGTCAAGTCGATAAGGAGAAGCGTTGTGTTAGTCGTGGTTGTAGTAGTCCAACTCATTGGCTACTCGACGGTATCCCGTTTTGTAGCACTCACCTGATTGACTCACTGAATGAGCGTTTCATTCCAACAGAGTTAACTACCATGTGTACTTGTAAGTCTGGTCACTATTCTCGCCGGCGTATCCATGTTAATACTTGTCCGGTCTTTGACTACCTTAAGTCAAAAGAGGAGAAATGACTACAGCAGAAGCTACACCAGTTCATGTACCAACGTTAGACGAAGAGATAGGTACCGAATCGCCAAGTCAGGCGTTCAAGTATCTAAAGGCTCTTATCTATGGAGAGCCTGGTGCTGGTAAAACGTATCTCTTTGGTACTGTAGAGGATATGCCAGATGAATTCTTGCCTGCTCTACTTATTGACATTGACGGCGGTGTAGCCACAATTCGCCACAGGGCGCGGATTCGCACTAAGCGTATCCATAGCATTGAAAATTTGCAAGACCTCTATAAGAAGATAGCTGCTCAGTCTGACTACTATAAGTGTATAGGTGTTGACAATCTTTCAGAATTGCAGAAGATCGATATGAACGAGGTAATGGTTGATGCGAAGGAAACCGCTACTAACCCTGACAAGGTAGATATTTATGTACCGTCACAACGCGAGTGGGGCAAGTCTGGCGAACGTATGCGAATTATTGTGCGCCGAATCCGCGACTTGCCTTGTCATGTGTTTATGTTTGCTCATCTAGATGACCGCGAAGATAAGGTCACGAAGATAAACCGCATTTGGCCTAGTTTGCCAGGAAAACTGCGACACGAGATTGCCGGCTTTTTTGACATTGTTGGTATGCTCTCTACATATGAAGAAGATTCCCAAGTGTTCCGCCAAATTCAATTCGCTAAGACAAGGAGGGTTGCTGCCAAGGATAGATTTGATGTACTACCTCAAGTGATGCAGGGGAGTCCTACGATTCCTCAATTGTGGGAAATCATCTCTCACACAGATGTACAGCTTGATAGGGAGTCAGCACTTGAAGCGCTACAGTCCACACTCACTAGTACAAAGGAGAAGTAGTTTGTCTACTGAATTTCCTCCCACGCTCGACTTGTCAGGTGCCGATCTTAAGGGTTTCGATCCGATCCCTTCCGGTACATACGATGCTACTGTTGTTGTAGTTGAGAGCATCCAGGCAGAGAATCCCGAAGGTAGGCTTCCTGTAGGTACTCCTGGTATCAACGTTCAGTTCCGTATTGATGGTGGTCAGTACGATAACCGCCGTGTGTTCAATCGGTATTGGATGCCTCCGGCAGAGTACGATGAGGAAAAGCGCATGAAAACACTTGGTATGCTTGCGCGTTACCTCATGGCTATTGGTTACCCGGAAGAGCAAGTTACGGGTGGTAGCTTTAACCTCGATCTGGAGGACATGATCGACCGCAATTGTAAGGTGACAGTCAAGGTTGACAGAGAGTACAACAACAACAAGGTCACGAACGTCAAGCCGCGTGATGCAGGAAGCCAGTCTCAAGGAGGCTTGCTGTAGTTAGTAGTTGGAATCAATGCAGACCGTTAGCGAACTGAGGCATGTGCCGCTAATGTGATTCCTCGAAAGCGAGGGAGAGAGTAGGAGAAAAGGTATGTCTGCTATCTATTACTCTCTCCCTCGTTCGTAGGTTTAAACCGCCTAGTAACAAAATAGGGAGTTTCGTTGGCAACTACTGAATCTGCCTCAATTCTGCGAGCGCAGTTCTTTAACTTTCTATTTGGTGATGGAAGGGGATATCTTTGTATAGCATCTGCTGACAAAGATAAACTACGCTTCCAACAAAAATTCTTTCATTGGCCGGGTGAACAAGCACAAATAGGTGCTCATTTAGAGATTAACGTTGCGAACGATCGTAACGTGTGGTTCTGTACTTCTTTGCTAGGTACGACAGAACGAAGGAAAGAGAATTGCCTCCCAGGTAATTTTGCTTGGGCTGATCTAGATACTACCTCTTATGAGGGTATCGAACCTAAACCGTCGATTGTAATAGAATCAAGTCCAGGTAGATACCAGGCTTACTGGAATATTGAGGAATCTCCTCTGCCGTCTGATGTAATCGAAGATTTCTCTCGACGCATCGCTTACAAGTTTGATGCAGACAGGTCGGGTTGGGACTTAACGCAACTTCTGCGAGTCCCGTTCACTAAGAACTTCAAGTATAACCCGCCTGCTGATATCAGAATTCTCTCTATTGTTCCCGAAGCAATCCCGGTAGCTGAAATGGATGCTATCGAGGTTGTATCTCCAGAAAGCAGTATTCCAGAAACACCTGAACCACTACCTGATATGGCTGCTCTACCGACGGCTGAAAGTGTGATTTACCACTACAAAGCCGAAGGAAAGCTTACTGATAATTTCCTCAGATTATACACTATGACACCTCATGCAGATTCAGATTGGTCAGGCATAATGTGGAAATTCATTAAAACTTGTTTTGAGATCGGTATGAGTAGTGAAGAAACTTTCTCAGTTGCCATGATTGCTGCCTGTAATAAGTATGACCGTGACAACAGACCTGTGCAATATCTTTGGCGTGAGGTTGTAAAAGCTGGTGCAGAGCACAGTAAATTTATTTTCATGGGCGGTGATAAGGTTGAAATTGTAACTATGCCTGTTATTGTTGATTTCGATGAAGTAGAAGAAGATGCTTTTATCAACGATTACAAGACTTGGGCGAATCAGGCTACAGATGCTCCGATGCAATACCATGAACTAGCCTGCTTCATTACATTGAGTGCACTTATTAGTGCCGGTCTGTATCTAAAAGTAGAGTGGGGCGAAATGCCTCCTAACCTGTGGGGTTTGGTTCTTGGTGAATCTACACTTACACGCAAGACTACAGCTATGCGATTGCCAATGGATATGCTGCTTGAGATCGATGACGGGCTAATACTTGCCACAGACGGTAGTGCGGAGGGTCTACTAACGGGTCTTAGCCATAGACCACAACGAGTATCAATCTTTCTAAGGGATGAGGTCAGTGGATTCTTTGACGCAATCAACCGGAAAGACTATCTTGCTGGACTTCCCGAGGTTCTCACGCAACTCTACGATGTTCCCAAGGTTATTACACGTCTACTTCGTAAAGATACCGTTACTATCACGGAACCATATTTCATCTTCTTCGGAGGAGGTATTCGGGATAGAGTTTATTCACTGGTCAACGAGGACTACATACTTAGTGGGTTTTTACCGAGGTTCCTCATTGTATCTGGCGAAAACGACCTTAGCCGTTTCCGCGGAACAGGCCCACCTACTCAGGCATCAACCGAACGTAAAGACAATATCCTCAGAACGTTGTCTGACATACGCGAGCGTTATAACGCTAATGTCCCTGTCACTATTGCGGGTCAAACCGTGGAAATGGCTTCTCGCATCGAAGCAAGGTTGACTCCAAAAGCATGGGACGTATTTAGAAGTGTAGAGAGTATCCTAGTAAATGCAGGCGCTAGCTCAGAAAGTTCAATGTATGTACTTCCTACATTTACGAGACTTGCCTTTTCTACTCTCAAAATGTCAATGCTCGTAGCAGCCAGTCGTAGAGAACCGACGCCTGCGAACACTCTTATCGTCGAAGATTCGGATGTTAAACAAGCCGCGTTTTATGTCCAGAAATGGGGTAAATACACAGTTGATCTGATTATGAATACTGGTAAGACTAAGGGTGAAAAAGATATAGACCGCGCACTTGTAGCTATTAAAAAACGCGAAGGTCTTACCAAAGCAGAATTTATGCAGCGTTTGCACCTTGATGCAAAACGAAGCCGTGAACTACTAGATACACTTATACAGAGAGGTTTGATTGATATGAAACCGCATGGTAGGGGTCATAGGCTGTATTCAATATGATTAAACGGAAGCACCCATTAGCTGAGTGTGATCTTTGCCCACTTTACGAACAGCGTTGTGCTGCTACTACTGGCCCTGTGGATGCTTCTATAGCATTTGTTTCGCGCTCGCCTGGTAAGCATGATGTTATTCATAACAAACCCTTTGCAGGCCCGTCCGGTAAGGTACTGGATTACCTACTTGGAAGGTACGGTAAAAAGCGCGATGATATCATTACGACAAATGTTGTTCTCTGTCAATCTGATGATCCTCCGAAGGAAGCTATCGCTGCGTGCAAAGCGCGACTCGAAGAGGAAATCAAAGACTGTGAACTTGTCATCGCAGGAGGAACAGAGGCCACAGGAGCACTTACTCGATACAGAGCCGTTTTTACAGGACGACCATTTATCCATCGAAGGGTTACTAGATCAGGAAGAACGCAGCGAATCATCGTAACGAACAATCCTGCGGCAGTATTGCGAAACTCAGATTCGTTCCCTGATATGGTGGAAGATTTTAGACGTGCTTTCGATCCTCCGCCACCTGTTACGTTTCCAGAAGTGGAGATAATCGAAGATGCCACTAGAATTCAGAGCGTACTACAGCAATGGCTACGAACCTCTTTTGATCGTCCAATTGCCAGTGACCTTGAGTGGCATGATAAGCGAATTGAATGTGCCGGTTTTAGTGCAAAGCCTGATAAGTCTGTTGTCCTTGCAGGTGGGGGACTCAGGGAGGAACGATCTGTTTCTCTTTTGCAAGCTTTCTATGAAAGAAGGGACATACGGTTCGTTTGGCACAACGGAAAGGCCGACACAACAATACTCCGTAGAAATGGCATTGCGGGACGAGTTGACGAAGATACTTACCTCATGTCAGTCGCGTTGGATGAACGACCGGGGTATCACTCCCTAGAATATCTCCTCTCTACTAGGTTTGGATGGCCCGATTACGAGCCAGAGTCCGTAAAGCACTACAAAAAGACAGGTGAGTTTCTTGGTAATACTGAGCAAGAACAACGTAGGTCAAAGCATGAGTTGTACAAGTACAACGGTTGGGACTCTGCCGGCACATTTCAGTTATACAATGATCTTGCTCCCCGTATCGAAAAAGAAGAATTGAGTGATCTTTATGTCCGAACATTGCAAGCCGCCGACGCCTTCCGAACAGTCGAAATGCACGGTGTATACTTTGATTCCGAAGAAGCCTGCAACGTTAACGAGCGAGAAGCCCTGCCGAGACTCAGTGAACTTACGGAACATATTAGAACAGTTACAGGACATAGTCTCCTCAACCCAAGAAGTCCTAAACAACTTCAATCAGTTATATATGGAGAGTGTGGCCTCAAACACAACCTCCGAGACAGCGGCAAGAAAAAGCTCCAAACCTCCACAGGGCGGGAGGTAAGAGAAGAGATTGAATCAGGTAGGTTTACTTGTAATGTTGGACACCGAGAGCAACTTATCCGGTGGGCGTCTGCACAAAGGCAGTTTGCAAAGATAGACAAGCTACGAGGAACGTACCTAGAAGGGTTAACAATTCGTGCCCAATCAGACGGAAAGATATATTGCAACTTTAACGTTGGAGGAACAGTTACCGGGCGTCCCAGTAGTAACGATCCTAACCTCCAAAACATTGCCCGAGAAGGATATGAAGAAATACCTGGAATCCGTACCCTCTTTCTACCAAGTCCAGGAAATGTCATCATTAGTGCAGACTTCTCTCAGGCAGAATTACGAACGTGCGCTAAACTATCTGGTGACGAACGACTACTTGGAATCTATCGAGACAGTTCACGAAGTTTACATAAAGAACGTGCCAGTGCTTTCTATGGCGAAAATTACACTAAAGCTCAGTATGTACAATCCAAGAATATTAACTTTGGAGTGACGTATGGACAATCCGCTGATGCTTTTGCACAAATGTATCATATGCCCAAGCGAGAAGCCCAAGAATACATAGATAGTTGGTGGCGTGAATTTCCTACCTTGAAAGAGTGGACGAATGAACTCAGGCAACGGGCACGGAAAGAAGGTCGAATTGAGTCTCCTTTCGGACATAGACGAAGATTCCATCTCATTACAGACGAGAACCTTGGAGATGTTGAGCGGGAAGCGGTCAACCTCCTTCCGCAAAACATCGCGGCTTGGTTTACTATTTCTGCCTTGGTTGATCTTGTCAATCTTGGTATACGGGTTATTGCTAGTGTCCACGATTCTATTGTTGCTGATATCCCTATTGAACAAGTGCCTGACGTGGCTCGCACCATGAAAGAAGTTATGGAAATCCAGCCAATTAAACAACTCGGCTGGACTGATATTCCTTTCTTTGTAGATATTTCAACCGGGTCTAACTGGGGGAGTTTGGAAGAGATGGACTTACAATTGGCAGCAGTCTAAGTGAGTGCAAACCGTTCCTAAGCCGTTCTCAGACCCCGATTTTTCAGACGCCCACGGCTATTGACTTCTGCACCGAAACCGTTTAGAATCCGCTGACCAGCGTTAGACGTACTCTCAGAAGGAGGTTATTCAACGTGAGTCACCCAGGCAGACCGTTGAGTGAATCCGAAATAACTGCTTTAATGCTCGAACCAGATGAAGAAGGGTTTTATAAGAAAACCTGTGAATACTGTGGGCGAGAGTACACAACTAGACGCAACATTCAACGTTATTGCTCGGGACACTGTAAAAGAAATGCTCGGTATAGAATCTCTATTGATGTAGAAAAGGAACAAGCAAACAGACCGTGTGAATGGTGTGGACAACCTATTGGCCCTAGACGTAGATCACACGCTAAATACTGCTCGGATAAATGTCGTAAAGAGGCATTCGATTCAGAACCATGTGTTTATTGCGGAATGCCTGCTGATACCAGAGATCATTTTATTCCTCAAGCATTTGTGTATAAGATAGCCGATTTTGGTGTCCCAATCAACGACTTGATAGTTCCCGCTTGTAGAGAATGTAATTCAACTGCTGGTGATCGAATATTCAAATCTCTCAAAGAAAAACGCATTTATATTAAGAGACGGTATCTAAAGAAATATAGACATATACTTGATGCACCCGGTTGGACTAAAGCAGAAATAAATGAATTGGGGCCTGGGTTGTTGTTACAATCTTATGTCAAGAGATCGCAAGAATTAAAAAAGCTAACATGGCAAAGGTTGAATTGGCGTGGACGCTGCCCAAAACCTTAAAATAGTAGCATTCGATCCAGGAATCACTACCGGATATGCGTCTGGAGTGATTACTGACGGCAAGTTAGGAGCAGTATCAGGACAGGCAAAGTGGAAAGAGTTAGACCTGTATTTGCAGCTAAAGTTTGCACAACCGCGAATCATCATCTATGAACGTTTCGACTTTCGGCGTGGACAATCACGTATGGAGTTGTTCCCACGTAATCTCATTGGTGTGATTCACTTGTATTATCAAAAACGTATGGCACAAGGCGTACCTATTGATTTGTTCCCTCAGATGCCTGTGGAGGGTAAGAACTATTACACCGACGCTGTGCTAAAAAGCAGTAAAATGTACAAAGTCGGCAACCCTCATGCTAACGACGCTATGCGTCATCTGCTACATTGGTACACGTTCGGGCCTGGTTTCAAATACAACACTAACGGCTTTGAGCCACTTGCGTAGGAGGCTAATTCAGTTGACAGCCCGTGAACTGATAAGAGAGATTCAGCGAACAAACAATTTGAACGCGGAAGTACGCATTAGCATCAGTGGAAATGAAGTACCGGCAGAAAATGTTGTGTTCGATCTAGAGAATGATTCGGTAATAATAAGTGATTAACAACGGGGCTGTAGCTCAATGAGCAGAGCAATCGTGGTTAGACACGAATAAGATACAGGTTCGATTCCTGTCAGCCCCTTGAGTTATTTAACTAAGGTTTGGGTCGGTAGACATTGGTGGTATATTGATACCCACCACTTCTACAAGCAGCGTAACATTTTCGTCCTTCGACGATGGTGTGGTATCGTTAGCTACAAGAAGTCAGAAATGAAGTTTGGGCCACCTAGCCACGCAGGAGAGGACACGGACTAGGTGGCCCAATTGCCCACTACCTACTGTTGCGCCCTTCGGTAACGGGCAATCCTTTTCCTATGTACTCTGTGTAAGCTGGCGGTATAGCTTGAGCGAGTTCGTTACGTTCCATCCAATCAATATCCATAGCAAGACGAGCAGCCTTAACGTCAGGATAATGACCAACGACGTGAACGAACTCATCAGGCATAGGGTGTCTGCCAAGTAGGTTCTGCCTCTTGAAATGCACAGGATGTTTAGGCTGTTCAACGCAGAAGTTAGTCTCAAACAGCCTATGCCGGTAAACACGAAGGCCGTCAAACATGCTCCCGCAAAGCACCACAGGGCGAAGAAGCGGTGAATGAGGAACATTCTCGATAATGTAAGGTAAGCCGGTATATATGAGAAGATCACGAGTTTTGCTAATGAGGTTTGTATGTTTATAATTCGTAATCACGTTATAATTTATGTGTCTGGTGTGGCTGTGGACTTGACATGGAGGACTAGCGTGTATAGCAACGAACAGACTGTTGATATCATCCAAGTGCTCATTAAGCCAAGAGATAGCATCGCTCATAACAAACTGATCGCCGCAGTAGTGAGGTTGTCTATTTATGTCAACCCCGACAACGTAGTAGCCCAATCGTTGATAACCGCGCGTTGCACCACCGGCACCGCAAAACAAGTCTAATAGTGCCGGCTGCTTTATCTTGTCAGGCTCGAATAATGAGCCGTGACAAATGCGCTGGATATAGTCAACGTCTAGCATATTCAGGTATGTAGCTTCCGACGTATTGCGTATACGCCGGAGGGATTGCTTGTGTAAGCTCGTATGGAGTCATCCAACAGTCATCCCACGTATCACCCATTCCCATAGCCCAAGGCCAATAAGCTTTAGCATTACCAGTACTGCCACCATTACTATGAACACCAACAGTACCTCTCCACGACCAACGATACTGATGGTAGGTTATGAACACCGGAGAATCATCTTGCCACTTATGGTCACATTCAGGCTGTTTAACAGGAAAATCGGTTTCAAACAGCCTGTGGCGTCTTACACGTAAACCGAACGTTGAACCACATAGCATGATTGGATCAATCAAGCCTGTATAGTATCCTGCTACATTTTCGATGATGTAATGGATATCAGCGTCAATCAAGGCATCACGAGTAGGTTCCACCAACTTAGGGTAATTGTTGCGGATATAAGGATCAACTCCTGTGGTATATGCTTGACATGGTGGACTTGCATGAACAGCGACAAACTGTTCTTTAACAAATTCAATGTTGTCTTGTAGCCACGAGAGTGCTTCTGCCTGAATAAACATATCACCGCAGTAATTTGGCTGCCATTTGTGATCTACACCAACGACATAATAACCGAGATTCTGATAACCTTTTGTAGCTCCACCTGCACCGCAGAACAGGTCTAGCACTTTCGGTTTAGTTATCTTCTCGAGTTTTACAGCATCAAACAACGCCGGCGATCTACCGTTGAGAAGTTTGCTCATCCACTCAATATCGCGCATGAGTTGTAACTTAGACGTATAGAGTTAGCAATGCCATAAGGATCGCATTGCCAAAGTGCGTAGTAGTAAGATTGGTCGGAATGAAGTCAGCTTGCTTGCCGATTTTCTTCTCGGCGTGTTCAATCAGTACTGCTGATTCTTTCGGATTACTTTTGACGTAGTTCCTCCACATACTGCTCTGAGTCAGTTCACCCCAAAACTCCGTGAAGGTGTACTGGCTCTTATACGGTGCAGGCATTTCTTCAGTAGTCATTCGTGCTCCTTTCTCGCTATACCAAGTAGGTAACCTGTCCCTAGCCCAAGAACACCGCTAAACATACCAGCAAAGATGTTTACCATACGTAGGCCAATTTCATGACCATCGAACAGGATCACACACAGCATTGCGATTCCGAATAGGAGCATGATGATGAACAGTCCTGCGATGAACACAAGGAAAAGTTCGTTGACTTTTACCTCGCCAAACATTACTAGAGAGTTAGCCTCACGAATGCACTGACGTTGCTCGTATAACGAGTGGACTTCATTACCTCACCACCGTTAGAGTAATTGATTGAACCAGTATTACCTCCTACGTCATAGAAAGTACCGGCACCTTGGTTGACCCATGAGTGGAAGAAAGCGGTATGACAATCAATCTGACCAGCGAATGTATAGCAGACCAAATCACCAGGCTCAGGATGATAGGTAACTGACATACCATTGCGCCCACGAATTGCATCAGCATGAATGTTGGGTACGTAGCTGTATTTCCATTCATGTCCTGAATGACTGATGCACCAACTAACGAATATGGCACACCAAGGGCAGCAATTCATTCCATACCACTGTCCATACTTCTGGCAGTTACTCCCGAATGGTGATTCTTTCGTTCCAACCTCGGCCTCTGCCAGATGTAGTGCTTTGAGCTTTACAGGGTTCTCAGCTTTCTTCAAGCGAGCCTGTCTATTCGCTAGAAACTCAGGTGACAGCTTGCTCTCGCCAGTCAGTAAGTTAAACAACAACTCACCAAATGTACTAGATAGCTGAGCAGCAGGATAACCAAGCCAGTACTTAGCACGTTTGCTTGCGCCAGCAGTAGCAGGGCCATACTCACCATCAATACGAC